CGCGTGAATTTGCTCCGGAGCCTCGCAAATCCGCGATTGTAAGGGGGAAACCGTGACGCACCGTCGCACACGTGGCGCTCTGGCGCTCGCCCGGATGGGATCCACGCAGGAGGAGATCGCATCGCGGCTCGGCGTGACGCGCGTGGCGGTGAGCCAATGGCTTAGCGGCGCGACGCGTCCGGCACCGTCGAAGCGCAGCGCGATCGCCGAGGTCTACGGGATCGCACCCGAGCTCTGGGAGCACGCCTCGAGCGATCCTCCCGCCCCGGACCGACCCGCGCCGACGGCAGAGCGCGAGCACGCTGCGCGTGAGCGAGCGCCTCGCGAGCGACCGGCGGACGGCGTCCTCGGGAAGGCCCACCGGCTCGAGCAGATGGCCCACGAGCTCATGGAGCGGGTGCAGGCGGACCCGAACGCGACGCCGCTCGAGCAGGCGCGCGTCATGGCCAGCGTGGCGGCCACCCTGAACCTCATTGCCAAGATCACCGGGCAGTACGAGCTCGGTGCGAGGATCATGCGCCTGCCCATGTGGCGGCGGATCGAGCGGGCCATCGCCGACGCGCTGCAGCCGTTCCCGGAGGCTGCGGCCGCGGTCGCCGAGGCGATGCGTCGGCTCGAGGACGAGCACTCGCGCACGCACTGAGGCCGGGTGTGGGCGCCGCAACGCGCGAAACACGCGGCGGCCGGGGACGCACTGTCAATCGACAGTAAGCGCCGAGCGTAAGGGCGAATGAAAGTGATGCTTGCGCAAGAGCCCGCCACGTTCGGGGTCGTGACGACGAGCATCGCCGCGGAGGTGGAGCGACGCAAGGGCGGCGGTGGCCGCGCGCGGTCCCCTTTCCTTGCGCTCGCGCGAGTGTGCGATGCCATCGCGGCGAACGCGCATGAGCTCTCATGGCCGTCGCGTCGGTACGAGCGGGACCCGGTCTCGTTCGCGCGTGACGTGCTCGGGCTCGAACCGTGGTCGCGGCAGATCGAGGTGCTCGAGGCGGTGCGTGATCACGACCGCGTTGCGGTCACGTCGGGGCACAAGACCGGCAAGGGCACGACCGCGGCGATCCTCGCGCTCTGGTACTACACGATGCACGACGACGCCCGCGTCGTCATGTCGTCGACGACGGCGCGGCAGGTCGATCAGATCCTTTGGCGCGAGCTCACGATTCGCCACCAAGCCTCCGGCGCGTGCGTCGCGTGCACGCTGGCCGCGAAGGCGCACGCCCCGCCGCGCAATCCCGCGCGCCCCTGCCCGCACTCGCTCCCGGTCGACGGGCGCCCGAAGGTGCTCGCGCGAAGCGGCCTCCGCATGGGCCATCGCGAGATCGTCGGGTTCACCGCGAAAGAAGCGGAGGCGGTCGCCGGCATCTCGGGCCCGCACCTGCTCTACATCCTCGACGAGGCCTCCGGCATTCCGTCCGTCATCTACGAGGCGATCGAGGGCAACCGTGCGGGCGGTGCAAAGCTCGTCATGTTCTCGAACCCCACGAGAACGGAAGGCGAGTTCTACGAGGCCTTCGAATCGAAGTCGCGCTTCTATCGGACCATCTCGATCTCGAGCGAGGAGACGCCGAACGTCGTCGAGGGGCGCGTCGTCGTGCCCGGCCTCGCGCGGCGCGAATGGATCGAAGAGAAGCGCGAGGAGTGGGGCGCGGACTCGGCGCTCTACAAGATCCGCGTCAAGGGCGAGTTCGTCAAGAACGAGGCCGCGAAGATCCTGAGCGTGCACGCGATCAGCGAGGCGGAAGCGCGATGGCAAGACGCGCTCTGCGAAGGCCCGCTGCACGTCGGGGTCGATCCCGCCGGCCCCGGCCTCGCCGGCGACGAGACGGCGATCGCGCTTCGCCGCGGTCTGAGGATCCTCTCGGTCATCACGTTCCGCGGCCTCACCGAAGAGGGGATCATCGTCCAGCTCCTCGGCATTCTGAAAGAACACGTCAGCCCTCGCGATCCGCGCCCCGTCGTCAAAGTCGATCGCGAGGGGCCGATCGGGAGCGCCCTCTACGGCCTGCTCCGCGCCCACCTCGAGCAACCGGGGAACGAGGACGCGTTCGAGCTCGTGCCGGTGCGCTCGAGCGATCGCGCACTCCGCGAGCCGCATCTCTACGGCCGCACGCGCGACGAGCTCTGGGCGAGCCTCGCCGATTGGTTCCGCAAGGGCGGCGCGATCCCCGAAGACACGAAGCTATCCAAGGAGCTGCACGCGCCCGAATGGGTCCCGCAGATCGACGGGCGCTTGAAGGTCACGCCCAAAGAGGATCTGCGCAAGGCGCTGAACCGCTCGCCGGACCGCGCCGACGCCGTGGCGCTCGCGGTGTGGGAACGGCAACGCACCGTCGGCGAGGCGTCGCGTGCGCAGGCGGAAGTGCCGAAGCCGGCGGCGAAGGAGGTCGACCCGTACCACCTCGACGGGTTCGACGACGGCGATCCGGTCTACGGCGGCGGAAGGGATACGGTCTATGGCTAGCCCGATCCCCTCGTCGTTCTCATCGCTCCTCACGCGCGTGCTCGAGTACGTCGGGCCTCGCCCGCTCTCGACCGGAACGGGATTCTCGGACGGGTACGAGCGGCAGATCTCGCGCCCCTCGTACACGCAAACGCGATGGCACCTCGCCGATCTCGAGGGCGCCGTGCGCGCGGCCGACGGCGGCAACATGCTCCTCGCCGGGCAACTCTGCAGCGCGATCCGCGCCGACGGCGTCGCGAGCGGCGTGCTCTCGACGCGCACTGAGGGGCTCGTGCAGCTCCCGCTCCAGTACGCGGGCCCCGACGCGAGCCTGAACCGCGCGCTCGAGCACGATTTCCGTCACGTGTTCCCGCCGAGCGAGCTCGCGCTCCTCTCGGGCGATGGGCGGCTGCTCGGCGTGGGCGTCGCGGAGTTCGTTCAGATCGAAGACTCGATGCCGGTGCTGAAGCGCCTCGACCCGCAGTACCTGCAGTACCGGTGGGCCGAGGATCGTTGGTACTACCTCGGGATTCACGGCCCCGAGCCGGTGAACCCGGGTGACGGGCGATGGGTCCTGCACTGCCCCGGCGGCTCCGTCGAGCCGTGGAAACATGGGCTCTGGCGTGCGCTCGGGCGCGCGCACATCGCTAAGGATCACGCGTATTTCTACCGCGAGAACTACTCGCAGAAACTGGCGAACGCCGCCCGCGTGGCGAAGAGCCCGCAAGGCGCAAGCGAAGCGCTCCGCCGCGGGTTTTTCGCGCGCGTCGCCGCGTGGGGCGTCAACACCGTGTTCGACCTCCCGCCGGGCTGGGACGTCGCGCTCCTCGAGTCGAACGGTCGCGGCTACGAGGTCTTCGCCGAGACGATCAAAGCCGCGAACGAGGAGATGATCATCACGCTCGCCGGGCAGCTCGTCACGACGACGGGCGGGACCGGGTTCGCGAACGCGGGGATTCACTCGTCGATCCGAAGCGATCTGATCCAGGCCGACGGCGACACGCTCGCAAACACACTGAACGCGCAGGCGATCCCGATCTGGGCCGGCTTCCGCTACGGCAACGTCGCGCCCGAACGCCTCACGCGCATCGCGTGGGACGTCACGCCGCCGAAAGACCTCACCGCCGAAGCGACCGCGGCGAATCAGCTCGGCATCGCGATCAAGCAGGTGAACGAGGTGCTCTCGCCGTACGGCAAGCGCGTGGACGCCGAGGCGATGGCGCGGCGCTTCGGTGTCCCGCTGCAGGACCTCGAGTCGAAGATCGATGCGCCGTCGATCGCGCTCGCGCCGACCGACGTCGTCAAGATCGTGAAGGTGAACGAGGGCCGCGCGGCCGCAGGCCTCGGGCCGCTCACGACGAGCGACGGTGCGCCCGATCCGGCCGGCGAGCTCATCGTCGCCGAGTTCGCCGCGCTCACCGAAGCGCGGCTCGCGCCCGACGAACCGGAAGTGCTCGAGGACTCCGCCCCCGAGTTCGAGGAGGCTGCGCAATGAGCGTTCGGAAACACGCCGTGCTGATCGACACCGTCGCGCATTCCGACGGCGTCGAGCGTGCCGGACCGGGCTCCGCGCCGACGGCGTTCCGGATATGGCGCGCGGGGAAAAACCGCGCCGACGACGGCGAGATCACCTTCACGCGCGAGAGCGCGCGCCTGCTCATGGAAGAGCAGAAGTCGCGCGCGCGCCCGTACTCGATCGACTTCGACCACCTCTCGCTCTTGAGCGACCGGCCGGCGAACGCGGGCCGCGCGGCGGGCTGGCACTCGATCGAAGCGCGCCCCGACAAGCACGGAGAGCCGGAGCTTTGGGCCGTCAACATCGAATGGTGCACCGACGCGCGCAACGGCCTCGAGGAGAAGCCGCCGCACTGGCGCTTCGCATCGCCCGCGTTCGTCACGACGAAGGACGGCGAGGTGACGTCCTACATCAACTTTGCACTCTGCATCAATCCCATGAGTCACGGGATCCCGCTCCTCGCTGCGAGGACGGCCGCAACTGGAGAACAGACCATGCTGACGAAAGAGCAAGCATTGGCCGCCCTGCGAACGCTGCAGTCGAGCGAGGCGACCGACGAAGACAAGCTCGCCGCGATCAAGGAGCTCGAGACGTACCTCGAGGCCGAGGAAGAGGAGATCGAGGAGGACGCGGGCGAAGAGGTCCTCGACGCCGAGGACGGCGAAGGCGCCGAGCAGGCGGCCGCGTCGGATGACGGCGAGGACGAGGAGAAGAAGGAAGCTAAGGCGCATGCGATTGCGAAGCCCGCGAAGCGCGCGAAGCAAGCCGCCGATGCGGCGTCGCTCGCGGTCGCCGAGGAGCTTGCACGCATGCACGCGCGGATGGAACGCATCGAGCGCGACCGCCTGATCGAGAAGCGCAAAGACCTCCCGCCGTCGCTTCGGCAGTGGTGCATGACGCAGCCGATCGGCGTCGTGAAGTCGTTCCTCACGAGCATGCAGCGCGAGCACGCGCACCGGAACGCAACGCCCACGAAGGGCGCGCAGACGCCGGCGGGGCTCCAGGGCCGCGACCTCGAGGAGATGAATCGCGCGATGGGCTTGCACACGCACTCGCATACGGGGCCGCGCCGCGCCGAAGACGGATCGCTGATCCTCCCGGTGGTGCGCCCGAGTGATCTCCGCGCGCAGGCGCAGAAAGGCAAGGACTGATCATGGCGGCAGCAACGCGTGAGCGCATCGGTGCAAACCGCACCGTCAAGCGCGACGTGCGCCCCCTCGCGGCGAACGTCAAAGTGTTCAAGGGGACGTTCGCAGCCTGTTACGCGAGCGGCTTCTACGGGCCGGCGACGGGCAACGCGGGTGAGGTCGTCGTCGGCCGCTGGTATCAGACGGTCGACAATACCGGCGGCGCGAACGGCGCGGCCTCGGCGGATCTCAACTACCTCCGCGAGCGCGAGCTCACGCTCGCCGCGAACGACACCGGCACCGCCGTCACGGTCGCCGATCGCGAGCGCCTCATCTACATGCTCGACGATCAGACCGTGACCGGGAACGCCACGAAAGGCCCGGCGGGCGTTTGTTACGACGTCACGCAAGAGGGCGTTTGGTTCGAGGCCGGGGTCGCGCCGCTCGTCGTCACCCCCGCAGGAGCTGACGAATGAAAATCACGCCGGCATGGGTGCACACGTTCGAAACCAACATCCAGACGCTCGTCTCGAACGTCTGGGCGCGCCGCGCGAGCATGCTCGTGTGGGACAAGCTTATGTCCGTCCGTCAGTCGACGGCGGGCAGCGAGCTCTATTTCTGGCTGCTTGAGACCGCGCGCATCCGCAAGGAGGGGCAAGGCGGCAACAAGCGTTGGGAAGAGATCGGCGCGACGAGCTTCGAGATCGTCAACGAGAATTCGGGCGACGGTCTGCGGCTCACGAAGAACGAGATCGAGGATAACCAACTCGGCCCCGAACGCGGCGCGATCCTGCGCGGCACGCCGGTGCTCGACTACGCGGCAAGCTGGGCGCGGCAGGTCGGCGCGAGCGCGGCGTATTGGCCGCAAGAGCAGATGTTCGAGCTCCTCCGCGTCGGCGAGACGAAGAAGGGCTACGACGGAAAAAACTTCTTCGCGACCGATCACCCGGTCAACCCGTTCTCGACGGCCGCGGGCGACTACGCGAACCTCCTCACGGGCTCGGCGAGCGGCGCGTATCCGGGCGCGCTTCCGATCCACGGGGCCGATCTCGACGTCGCCGCGGCGAACCTCGCGAAGGCCTTCGCATACGTCGGTACGATCCGCGCGCCCGACGGCAAGACGCGAAACCTCCGCGTGAAGTATCTGCTCGTCGGGCCTGCGCTGCAGTACCGCGCGATGCAGCTTCTCGGGACGAAGTTCCTCACCATGGCGGGGATCGAGAACGTCCTCACGAACTTCGGCGTCGAGGCGATCGTCGCGAACGAGCTCACCGACGAGCCGAACAGCTACTACCTCGTCGTCGAGTCGATGCCCGAGGAAGGCGGCGCGCTCATCTTCCAAGATCGCGAGCCGTACAAGCTCACGAGCTACCAGCCCGAGAGCGAAGCGGAGCTGCAGCGGAAGAAGGAGTACGAGTGGATGTTCGACGGCCGCAACGCGGTCTCGTTCGGACACCCGTACCTGATCTACAAGGTCAAGCCCTGAGGGCGCGGCGATGGCGGTGGCGTACCTCGACATCGAGAAGCTCAAGCTCTTCTCGAGCATGCCGGACGAAGACATCGATCTTCTGCCGGAGGAGTTCGTGCTGCAGCGGCTCCACGTTCGCAGCAGCGAGATCGATGCGCGCCTCCGCAAACGCTACAAGGTGCCGTTCGAGCACCCGGTGCCGGACGTCGTTCGCGGCTGGCTCGCGGATCTCGTCACGGTCGACATGTACCAACGGCGGGGCGTCAACCCCGCCGACGACACGTTCCAAGCCGCGCGCGACGCGGCAGCGCAAGCACGCGAGCAGATGCGCGAGAGCGCGGACGCTCGCGAAGGGCTCTACGATCTGCCGCTTCGCCACGACCTCGCCGAGAGCGGGATCGCGTCGGCGGGCGGGCCGCTCGGCTACTCCGAGGCGAGCCCCTACGATTGGGCGGACCGTCAACGGGAGAACCTCCGTGGACGCTGACGTCGACGAGCTCCGCGCGATCGCCGAGCGGCTCCGAAAGGTCGACGGGCTAGGCGTCGCCGTCGCATCGGACGTCGCCCCCGAGCTCGAGAAGGCCGCGCGCGCATCGGCGGCTGCCGGCGGGACGCCCGAGGGCGCCGCGTGGAAACGCACGCGCGAGGGCACCGCGCCGTTACGCAACGCAGCCGCGGCGATCCGCGCCGAGGTGAGCGGGACGAACACGGCGGTCGTGACGCTCATCCTTCGGGGGCATCACGTCTTCCACCACTACGGGAGCAAGAAGCGCGGGCTCCCGAAGCGCGAGATCTTGCCGAAGGCCGAGGAGCTGCCGGAGGCCTGGCGGAAGGTGATCGAGAAAGCCGCGCAGGCGCGGGTGCAACGAACACTGAGGGGCGCATGACGGTGCGGACCCTCTCCGGCCTCGACGCGCTCGTCGGGGGCGTGCGCGCGTACCTCGAGGGGCACGGCGTGTCGGCCGTCGTCGCCGCGGGGTTCCGCGAGCGCGCGAAACAGATCGGCCAAGGCCCGGGCCGAGCGAACCGCATCGTGTTCGTTCCGGGCGATACGACGTCGGGACGCGGCGGGCGCCTCGTCCCCGTCCGCGGCGCAGGGCCTCGCGACATCATGCGCGGAGAGGAGCGCGTGGCGACGGTGCGTTCGATCGCCGATTGGGAACGCGCGCTCACGCTCTCGGTCTGGGCGTACGACGGCACGAAGGCGGGCGAAGAGATGGCGCAGATCATCGCGTGCGAATCGCTCTTCGAGTGGGCGAAGCGCGCAGTCGATGCCGTCGGTCTCGCCAACATCACGTGGGGCGAGATCCGCTGGACCGTTCCGAAAGAGCGCGCGTTCGGCCAAGAGCTTCTCGCCGCGCTCACGTTCCGACACCCGATTTACGACGTGCCCGAGGAGGTCGCTTACCCGGGCCTCGTCGTCCAC